CCAAGTCTCTGTCTTCCAACTTCTCTTTCTTCCAGAACCTCATCTCTGAGTGTTTGTCTACCGGTCCAAGTTTGCTCAACAGAATTCCAGTAACTTGCTGCCATACCACCGTTCTCACGATCTTCGACACCAAGAAGGTCTGCCATTCCATTAAATACGGAATCAACTCTTACAATATCAGGAGTTGGGAGAATAACTTCTTCGATCCAGAAGTCTGTGGCAGGAGTCAGTTCAATTGCACCAGCATAGAGTGCAATATGGAATGGGTTAAGGTTCTCAACTCTTGTGGCAAGAGGTTGTTCGACGAATGCAACTTCTGTAAAGTTTAGAGTTAAACCAGGACCATTTCTGGTGGCGTTTGAGTCAGCAAAGTCTTCTGCCCAACGATAATCAGCATTTACAGGGTCTGCTGCTGTTGATTTAGTCTCAAACTGCAGAGGAACATTTCTTTCTGTGGAACGAGGACGGCACTCGCCACGTACCAAGTCAATATCAAAGAAAGACTCACCAGTCAGGTTATGACCAGTGTGATTTCTAAAGTTGTCTACAAAGAATCCAGACTTAAACTTATCCAGTCCAGTGTTGGGGTCTTTGATGGAAAGATTTTTAGTATCAGTCTCAAGTAAAGAGAGCGTGGTATATTCCTCAAGATTTTTAATTCTATTCTCAAGACCACCAATATCTCTCATGGTGAATCTCTTATGTGGAACCATTTTGATAGTTACATCAAATGCTGCATCATAAACATATGGTTCTGCAGAAATAATACCGACTTCAAATCCTTCGTTATTTGCTACAGGTGCTTTTGGATATTCGGATGGTTCTCCACTCTTGAGTTGGAAATCACCTTCTTTGGTCAGGTAAAGTCTGTCAATTCTTCCAAGATAATATGCATAGTCTAAAACAATAGTTTTTTCAGATACTGCAGATTCAGACCTTGAGTTTGAAAATGTTCTAGTCTCAAACGCAAATGGTGAATTAGTAGAAGAAGTGTCGTATGCGTCAACTCTTGGTCTTAAGTCAATATAATCAGATGCTCTAACACCAAGAGGTGTTGGAATGTCATTACCATAATCAAGAGTATTGTAACTATTAATTGACTCAACGGTTCCTGACGATTCATCTGTACTGAGACGATCGTAAATGATTCTAATTCTTCTTGTTGGTTCAGGAGCTCCTGCTTTTCTCTTCAGTCTTGCATAATCAGCAAATTCTTCTCTCTGACCATCATCAAAGATAAAGTTAGAAGTAATATTTCTATCACCATTCAGAAGTGTAGAGACAGTTGCAGTAATTCCACCAGTTTGTAGAGTAATACTTTCATTTAATTCAAATTTCTTATCATTCTCATATACAAAATTAATTTGAGTTCCACTAACAATACTAACAACACGAGCAACTGCACCAGATGATGCTCCGATGAATTGCTCACCAATGTTTACGTTATTTGTAAAAGTGTCACTCTGAACTGAAACAATAAGAGAAGGAATATCTGGATTTCCTGAATCATTAGATTCAAATACTGCAAGAACTCTCGTAACATCTGGGAAATTCAGAGAGATTGCATCATCTTGAACTCTTGTTCCAAAAACATTACTGGTAGTCAATCCATCATTGAATGTTGTAGAAGCTACACCTGCACCAGTCAGTTTTGATCCATCTACAACTAAATCAACACATCTAGTAATAGTTTTTGCTTTTGATACTAACCTACTTCTCTTACAAGTAAATGTCAGAGTCGCAGTTCCAGTCTGAGACAGATTGCTAAACGTAATTGACTTAAGATCTGCACTAAGTGTTGCCTGAGAATCGAGGATAATTTCCTTTCCACCAGTTTGCCATGTTAAGCAGTAATTATTTTCAGTATATGGTTCTAAGAAGAGATCATTATCACCAAGATCGTTCACAGTAAATGTGAAACTAAAAGATGAAGTTACATTTTTGGTGACCTGCTTTCTTACAATATAACTGCTATCGAACAGATTTAAAGAAGAAACATTTTGGTTTTGAAGTTTAATTCTCTTACCTGGTTCTTCTGCTCTTTCAAGTTTACCACCAACTACGTCAAGTGTAGTAATGGTAGCATCGGCAGTAAGCAGTGCTCCATCACATACACCTGTAACACTTGGAACAGCAACAAGTGTAATTTTAGTATTGCTATCAGTAATTCCTGAAACTCTATTAAATGTTGGAACAGTTACGTTGTTTACTCCTGGTTTGAAGAATCTAATGATATCTCCAACTTTCACATATTGTCTAAAGTCAGAAACTGCAGGTGAATTTAACTTGCCCGCTGATTGATCAAAGAAGAATGTTGCTCCTTCTGGGAATACACTCTTCCTTTCTGTAAGAGCAAAGTTAGCAGCAAACGTAGAAACACCAACGGTTCTACCAACTGATTTTACTTGTGAAAAGTCAACATCATCAATGGCAGTAATGTTTCTACCTACATCAAGTCCATTAACTATCAATGGTTCATTGATTCGGAATTGACCTTCTACGTCTCTTAAAATAATTGATGTTGAACCTGAAATATCATCTTTAAGATGTCCACTTGCACCACTATATTTTCCTTTAACATGTGCAGCATTATTTGAAGTTAAACCCAGACCAATAGTAAGGGTAGTAAATGTTTGAATATCAAACAATCTCAGGTCGTATCTTTCTGTACCTACACCAGAAATGCTCTTTTTAGTAAAGTCATAAACTCTAGCATTACCAATCTGATTGCCCTGAAGTAAACCTTGAGCATTTAACCTTTGGTCAAAGAACTCAACATTATAAGATGTAGTTACACCAATAACTGGTGAACCATATACGTTTTCTACCTGAACATTATTTCCAATTCTAACTGGAAGACTAATATTTTCTTTCTCTCTTGTAGTTCTTGGTTTTACAACATCTATTGCAGAAGTAGAAACTTTATCGATCTCATATCCCCTGACATATGCCTTACCTGAAGAAATCTGAAGAGTATATAAATCATCAGATGGAGTGTTTCCATTACGAGTTGTTTGACTAGGCAGATAAACACCATTGTTGCCAATTCTATCGTTCAGAGACTCTCTAATATCGACAGAGAATGGTTTGATGTAATAATCTCCAGACTCATCATATGTCCTTCTTGCGAGTTCATCCTTGAAGATGTTATAGTCTGTTTTATTGACAATTTTTTCTACAACACCATTATCTACACGCAGTAACTCTGCAAAATTAGCATCGTTATTATCAGTGAGTGATTTTTTAGTTAACTTTGCTGTGATTTTAAATCTATCAGCACCAGGTGCTGTTTCGTTATTAAAACCTTTAGCATTATCATAGAGATCTTCGTATGTAGAAGATGCACTGACAATTTCTTCCTTAATCTGAAGACCAACTTTATAACTAGGTGTGTTAGTATATTGATCTAAAATTACTGTTGACGCCTGAACTTTTACAAAGTATCCTCTAACAAAGAATATACCTTCATTGATTGAAGAAGAAGATCCAGTTTTTGTTGACTCAGAAACGATTGTTCTTGCAAACTGGTTGTTTGCAGGAATTGAGGTATTAGAATAATTAATATCTGATAATGTAATCAGATTCTCACCATCTGTAAACTCTCTAGTAGCAGCATCTGTTCCAGAAGAACTATACTTAATATAGAGTGTGTCATAATTGTCTTCAGATTCTGTTGATGTAACACAATTGACAACTGTTGCCTTAACACCAGAAGTTTCACCTTGAATCTCAATATTACCTTCTTTGAGAACAGAAAGATAAGCAGAAACGGGTATACCTAAGAAAGTTGGATCAAGTCTGACGGCAAAATAACGATTATCATAAAAAATACCACCTGGAACAACCATGGATCCTTCTTTAAAGAAGTGTTGTCCAAACTTTTCAATCTGACCCTGAAGAATTGATTGTAGAGTCGTTAATTCCCGAGACTGGACAGGAAATCCAGGCTTAAACAGCACCTTATTATAATTTTTGTCCTCATCAAAATCATCAAAATATGGCGAGACATTTAAGTTGGTGTTCTGGGTCATGTTCTTAGAACTCTACTACGATTTTTACTTCTTCTTTTTGTGAGGAGGACCTAGTGATTGGTGCTCTGTTATCTATATAGATGATATCGCCGGAGTACAATTCTACGTCTGGATTTGCCTTTCCAGCAGTAAATCCTTGTCCCAATCCTTCAGTTCTTCCACCTATAACTATACTCTCACCATTGAAATTTTCATCAGGTTGAAGGGCATTTCCTTCTATTTCAGTACAAGTAACTGTATTTGATCCAGCACCACCTACAAAATCAAACTTTTTGTAACCATTATTTGAAAATGTCGAAAGTCCAACTGGTTGATAATACCTTAAAACTCCGGTATCTCTATCCCATGATGCAACATAACCAACTGCAGTACCACCAGTAACTGATTGACGAATTTCAGCATTAATTGGATAATTAGTATTTCTAGTATGCCCAGCACCAACAGGTCCTAGTTTTAATGCTCCAAGATTAGTCGCCTGGGGTTGAGTGAAAAGTGCAGTTTGACTTCCGAACTTAGTTGGATTTTTTACAATGCCAACTCTTGAGAATGAGTTTCCAACAATATAATCATCATTAGAATCATACTTAGAGTAAACCATAACTTTATGTGCCCCTAACTCACGATATACATCAGCACCGTGACCACCCTTAGGGGGAATGACAACCTCAAATTCTGCCTCAGTAGTAACTTGAGTTACACCACCAGTAGTAGCATTAAATTTAATTAATCCTCTTGTGTATCCAGTTCCACCATCTGAAACTTCAATCTTATCAACTTCTCCACCACGAGTGGTAACAGAAACTTTTCCACCAGTACCATCACCAAGAATGTCAACATTTGCTACAGTGCCATCTGAGGGTCCGTAACCTGATCCTCTGGTTTTAATGACAACTGTCTCAATTTTTCCACGAACAGAAGCATCCTTAACTGTTGCAGTTGCAGTATCTCCCCATTCCTGTGGGAGTGGAATATACTTTTCAGTTGTAAATTTAATAATATTTGCGGGAGAAATGGTATACAGATATTTCCAAATATAACCATCATCACCTGCTGCTCTTGGAACAGTATCTACAAAATTTGGTTCAGCAGTTGATTTTTTACCTTCAGGATTATCAGGATCTGAACCATTGTTTATACAAAGATATACTTTAAATTCAGAATTTACAACATAATACCGAGATTCATATAATGTAGAAGCGTCTGCTTGTGTAGACTTGTTATTGATATCATAGTCATTTCTATACATGTCATAAATGATACCAGAAGTCCAGTTATGTCTGGTTACAACTCTTGCCACGTCATTGGCATTGACTTTTTTCAAGAAAAGCATAGAGTCGTGATATCTATCCTCTTGTTGAAAAGAATCTAAGGGTTCTGGTGGATTCCCTTCCCAGGTAGTTAATCCATATTCCTCAATAGTCACATTGGTTGGATTTGGGTGACCTAAAAAAGTATAATAATTGATAGAGGTCGTACCAATTCCAGTCATAGACTTAGAAAAAGTCTCTGCATTCAATATTCTAAATTGGTCAGTAATTATGGCAGGCATGTCTGTCCGATTTTTTGATTATTTATACTAAGTTTAGTAGGATAACCTGAATTCTTCCGTTCTTGAGACGTGAGCGGATGTCTCAATACCAGCAATACCATTTGTATTGTGGAAAGTGAAGGATAATCCACCTCCAATAGGTCTAGCTCCAGTATTTATGATACCAAAACTATATTCACCATGTGAATATAAATCAGATTGTATAGCAGTTACAATTCCTGCTACAGAATTAACATTACAAGAAACAAGGACTTCAGAACTTCCAATTGCTACAACTTGATGTGCTTTATATACATTATCAGCAAAAATAGGACTTGTGCAAATCACATTATCCACATGATCATCAATAGATGTAACTCCAGCACCAAGATGAGTATTTCTAATTGCAAAAATATCACCAGCGACAATTCCTGGTTTTGTCACTTTGTTAGTACCACTTCCAAGTATTTCTGGGTCTGGTTTTAAGACAAACTGAATCATTGGTGATGTTGTATTAATACCAGTTGTACTTGTTTTAATACCAGTAATAATTCCATAATCACCACCATATGTCACTTCCTCAAATTTTTCTACGACAGCAGTGGTTCCAAGACCAACAATTCTGACATCATTTTTTGCCTGTGGAAGATTATCTACTCTGCTGAAGTTCCAAGCATTATTGATATAAATTTTGGTATCTGTAGGAGAGACAGGGGCAATAATATTAGATGATGGGAAGTAATCAGGTTCTAAGTAACTTCTGTGCTTAGAAATAATTTTACCATCAATAATAATGTCAAATGTTTGCTTACACCATTCAACAGGTCTCTTAAAGTTGGGATCAGTGTTAATACCAACTCCAGAATAAGTTTCAGTCTCAACAGTATCAGAAGCAATCATTTCATAGATAATTCTTTGATCTTGTGAGGGGAAATTATCCTGTCTTTGTAATCTCAGTTTATCACCTGGTTTAATTGATTGCTCAACATCAATTGACAGATAATCCTCATCAGAACCAGTATAAAGATACATCTTAAACTTACTTCCTGCTTTTGGTGCTTCTTTAAATGTAATTCTTGTGCCGCCATTGAACTCATAATCAAGTCCAGGTTTTTGAAGAACATCATTTAAGAATATCAACAGATTGTTAGCAATGATAATTCCAGATCCTTCTTTTGCAACAATACTATAAAACTCAGTTTCAGTTGTTGTTCTAGTAATAAGGAAGGAAGTTCTTGCACCATTAAATTGTAAACTGAAATCATCCAGTTCAATTAATTGTCCGAATGTCCAACCAGCAAACTTATCCTGATACTTATTGACAACAGTAATTTGGAATGCAGTAGATCCAACACCAACAGGATTAAATGGTAAACCTTCTAATGAAAGTACATCACCAACTTTATAACCAATACCACGATCTGCTATCTTAAAGTCAACAATGCTGCCACCAGTACCAACAACAACGTCCATCTTAGCACCAACACCACTTCCACCAGTCATATTCAGATTCTTGTATGGTGAGGGGGCATCAACAAAAACTAAAGGTGGACTTGCCTGAGTATAATTGGTTCCACCACCATTAACTGTGAATCCAGTAATTGTTCCAGCAGCACCAACAGTTGCAGTAACTGCAGCACCTGTACCATTGCCTAAAGTGTCTGCAATTGATACATTTGGTGGGAACAGATAACCAGCACCTTCTCCACCAGTTCCACCAATATTGACATTAGTGACATTACCAGAACCATTTACGATAGCAACACCAATTGCTCTTCTAGGCACTTGATAGTTACTACCAACACCAACCGAGAATTCATTAATAATGCCACCTTTTGGTAAATCCTCTCTTCTAGATCCAGTGAAACTAATCGTTTCACCAGTTCCAATAATTCTATAGTCAGACTCTGAAAGTGATCCAACATCACCATAGAATGGTTTCTGGAAGATATTATCAATGAGAACAGCACCAAAACTAGTATTGATTCCAGATGCTTGGACACCATTACTCTTGATGGGGAATTCTGTTTTAAGATTATTACCAATTCTATCTCCAAATTCCTCAGAGACATCATCCATAATAAGATTACTACTGTAATTTAATTTGTAGAAAACTCTACCAGAGAAAGTAGATTTAGTTGTTAAAGTTCCAATACCTGCAGGTCCGTATGGTGCATCGCTAAAGTAAATCTTGCCATGATTTATTCTATAATCACCTGACATGACACTTGTAGCAGCACCAACCGTGTGTGCTGCAGCAACAGTACCCATCTGTCCACGAAGGACATTAAGAGCATTGGTAGCGCCTACACCGACCTGTGTTACTTTAAATATCTCTTGATTGATTCTAACAAGAGTGTTACCCTGAATATTCGAGGTATCATTCACATTGATTTGAGTTGAACCAATACCAACCGCAGTTGTAAGACCAACAGAAACGTCTTTTCTTGCAAGAGGACTCTGGATAATATTATCAATAGAAATAATAGTTCTAGTGGTTGCTAATTCACTCTCAGTGGCAAAACTATGAGTAGTACCAATACCAACTGCGTTAACAAAAGTAACACCAACACCTGCTTCTGCTTCAGATCTACCTATAGCAACTTTAAATTGATTTTCATCAATCCTAATCGCAAATACTTCCTCTGGAAGTAAATCTGTTGCCGCAACACCAATTGCAACTGATGATGTGGTTACAATTCCAAGATGAGTTCCATTATTATTTTGCTGAGCATTATTTGTTGGATCATAAGTCAATCTTTCACCAGTATTAAAGTTATGATCATTAATGGTGATGATACCAGTATTAGTGTTGATTCCTGTAACTGGATTAATGGAATGATAAAGAAGAGTTTCGTTTCCAGTAAATATTGGAAATTCACTTAAACCAACAAGTTGACCACTAGAATTGCTGACACCAGTAAACTGTGAACTGATATCATCAATCATCAGAACTTTATTGGTTCTTGACTCATTGTAGTCAGTAATATCTTTATTCTCAAAGATAATAAGATTGGATAAACCAGTAGTATCTGTATCCTCAGATGCAGAGTCATAAAACAGTCTGCAATGGACTGATGCAATGCTGTTCAGTTCTAAATCAAGATTAATATCAGATTCACTTTCTCCTTTACGAATTCCTGCAGGAGGATAAGTAATGATTTCATAATCAGAGAAGTTCTTGAATCCAGAAGCGTGACCTAGACTATCAACTGCCTCTTTCCAAGTCTGAAGTGGAACTTCACCACGAATAGCATAAGAGAATCTTTGATAATAGTCATTATCATGAAGTCTCTGAAGGTCAAAGTTTAACTTACCAATATCATCTTGCCAGATACCATAATCTTGAGACATACTTCCAACTTTGGCATCAAAATCAAATTCAGTGATACTAGAGATTGTTGCTCTAAAATTACCTACAGTGCCACGAATAATATCTCCATTTTTAAACTCACCAGAAATAGTTTCAAGTTTTAATGTTTGATCTTCTGAATTGTAACCATTTCTAGAGACAATACCAAATATACTTGGATCACTGTCTAAAACTACTTTCTCCGCCTCAGCAAAATCAATTGTATCAAATACTGGAGTAAACGTAGCCAAATCGGTTGCCTTGATAACTCTACCGAATGAAGCATTCTTAGAAGCATTATATGCTCCACCTGTGGTTCCTAAACCAACAATCGAATATGTAATACTCTCAACTCCAGAAACTGTATTTCTAGCAGTTACTTCAAAGAACTGGAAATCATAATCACTAGAATTGTAACCATCTGCATTATCAGTAATCTGAATATTTTCAACAAAAATCTTATCACCTATTTCAAATGGGAAGTTATTTCCAAAACCATTTATTCCTGGTCCTTGTGGTGACTTAAGTGAGAGAGTATTTAATTGATTATTAGAAACGGCATTAATAACACGAACACCATTGGAGTTATTAGTGGCAATAATTCTAAGATTTTCATTTAAGTTGCTATCATTCTCAAGAATATCAACTTCAAATACTGAACTACCTTGAAGTGCTGTTCTAGTAACAATTTTAGGGTTACCAACCGCAATAACTTTCGGTGGTGCAGTATAATTTGAACCAGTAGTGGTAACACCAATTGATTGTAATGTAAGTGTATTTCTGAGGTTAAGAATAACGTTAGTATCTACTTTTGGAGTAAGAGTGGAATCTTCCAAAAACTCAATACCAGTATCCACAATAGTAGTATCTACAATTTCACCAATTTCAGAACCACTAACAGTTAAGATAGCATTTCTTCCTGTTGTTGATCCAATAGAAGTTACAATTGGCAGTTTTCTGACACTATCACCGGGGTTTACAATATCAATTGAGTGTATTCCGCCAAAATCATTCTTAGAAGTTGTAGAATAAAATGCACTACTAAATCCAGTAGAATCGTAAGTTGTGGTCTCAGCAGCACCAACTAAAGTAAAATCGAAAGTAGTAGAACCAACTGATGTGAGTTTATAACTTTGATTAAACTTAGAATCAACTATAGAAATGTTAGAATAGTTATTGACAAATTCATTTACAGATGATGGATACGTATCTGTGTTATCTTTATTTTTTCCTTCGACTCTATAGAAAAGATTCTTAGGTAAATTTTCATCAACCTTGATATTGTAAGAATCAATTATTGGCGTACCTGCGGTAGTAATACCAGATGACTCGTATCTAGATTTAAATTCATTGTCAGTATAGAAATTAATATCATAATTAAGAAGACTCGAATCAGTAACATCAATAATAAGTTGACTGTTGTTAATTACTTCTAATTTTGGATTTACCAGTGATATTTCATGTGTACCATGCCCTTGTTCCGTGATATTAACATTTTCATATGGGAATGAAGTAGCAGAATACATTGAATCTGCCAGTTTAATCTTATCATCATTGATTTTGATTACATAATATTCACGATTGTCCTGAAGTGGAGTTGCAACACCAACAGCATTTGTGTAAACAACAATATCGCCAGTAGATAAACCATGATCTACGATAGTGATTTCATCAGTAGAAGTAGTAACGGCAGTATTGGCAAAAGTTTGTGGGTCAACAACAAGTTTCTTCAGTTGTTCATTATACTTGAATACAAAAGTCTGTGTTCCGCTGGTGGTAATATCAAGTTTGACTTCATCACCAACCTTCATGCTGTGTGCAGAATCAAGTACAACTTTGGCATTAACTTTCTTGACAATACCAGTAATATTATTCTTAAGTTGTGAGAGTGTATGATCGTTACCTTCTAGGTTATTGGCAACAAAGAAAATAGAAGACGTAATACCTGCAAATGCTTTAGAGGTTGCAATTCCTAGGAAATCGGTTCCAACTCTTATTGCAAAAAGATCAACATCAGCAAGATCAAATGGATTACTTAGAGCGGCAGTGGTAGAAGCATTAATTGTTCCACCAACAGAAACAAGATTTAACTGTTCACCAGTCTTAAACTTATGTCCTGGAAGATAAATTGATTTTGGTGGGATAGAAACATTAATATCTTTATCTCCTTGCTTACCAATAACAATATCTGTAGCAGTAGAACCTATACCAATTACATTAACACCAAAGTTTTGCTTATGTGCAAATGCAATGTTTTTATTTTCTAATTTTGAGTCGATTGCAAAAGTAAATTGTACAGGTAGTTTAGTTACCAAAGCGTCTGCATTATGAGTACCAGCAGTAGTGCCATTATATTGTCTGGTCACCTTATATTTGTTGTTTACATCATCAACATTAGCAATAAGCATTTGCTCATTACCAATCTGAATAATGTCACCTGGAACAAACTTTCTTGTAACTGTAGTATCTGACAATTGAATATCAGTTGTAACACCGCTGGTTGCTACAGCAGGAATTGCGACTGAAAGTTGTGTATTGACAGTAGAAACACCAACTGTTCTAAATCCTTCGATATTTTTATAACTTGCAGAAGAAATACCAGTAACTTCAATAATATCAGTATCTAAGAATCCATGAGGGAGAGTGGTAATTCCAGTAACAACTTTATTATTAACACTGAAGACTGTATTTTCAAAATCAGTTTCAGTTGTTGTGATAGACTGAATAGGTTTTCCAAGAATTTCTTTAATTTCGGCATCAACTGTATCTTCACTAAGATTTACTTGTTGCCCAACTTTGTAATCAATACCAGGATTTTCTACGGTGATTGAATCAATCTTTGCACCCTTGACATGATCAACATCTATTCTCGTTTTAGAATCCAGTGTTTCTTGTAAGAATGGATATTCTCTGGAGGCATCATTTAATCCTAAATGAGTTACATTTCTCTTATAGAGACCATTGTTCATATAAGAATCTGATTGGTCCACTAACAGATCATAATTAAATGAATCAGACTCATTGTAATGTGCATTAGTAATATATGGATATGCTACGCTATTGCTATTTGTAATTGGAGAGAAATAAGCATAGGTTCCTTCGGGGAATTCTGGAGTCTGGCAGAATCTTCCATTAAATTCGTCAAGAAGTCCAGAAGATGCATTATACAACCAGTCTTGAGAAAAGTAACCCTCAGTAATACCATCTCCAGTTGGTCTTAACTGACTATTTGGATCAACATCTTTAACGTAACTTGATGTAAGTCTTATTATTCCACCAAGCGAACCATTAACTTTAAAAGCATTGGAGTTTCCATAGGGACCATAGATTGGATTACCATCATATGCCCATCCAATAATTGGGGAGTGCTTAAATTGACTTGCATCATCAACTGGATCCAATTCTACTATGTTTCCACCAGTCTCCTTTACATTATCGTCCAATATGCTACGGTATTTCTTTCCAGGATAGAAACCAACTAACCTATTCTCATCAATAGACACAGGTGCCTTAATCTGAACCATATCTCTGTTGAGAGTAATACCGAGTTGAGTTGAGTATCTTTCAACATTATTAATCTTCCACTCATGAACTTCTGCATTTAATCTTGCATTTGCTCCTGTTGGAATAATTTCAACAGTTGTTCCTTCTTTGTAACCACTACCAGGATCGACGATAGTAACTGTGGAAATTTTACCATCAACAATGGTGGCAGTCAGTTGTCCCAACCTACCCTCACCAACTACATTGATAGTTGGCGGTGATGTATATTCAGAACCTGTATTAGCAATAAATGCACTTGATATCTTACCTCCAGAAATAATAACTCTAATCTCTGCATTCTTACCTGTTTTTACTTCAACACTTGGTGATTTCTGGAAGTTAATCATATCAGATACGCCATATCCAGAACCACCATTTCTAATAAACACCGAATCTAGTGTTCCTTTTACTGAAGGATTAGCAGTAGCAACATAGTAAGAAGGAATCGTAGTAGTGTCACCTACAGAGACTGTTCCATTAATAGTGACAGAAATTTCTGGATATTTAAATGTGTGAGTACCGACTCCAACACTGGTAAGATCCTTGTAGATCTTTCTATCATAATTTGTAGAACTTTCATTTGGAGCATCACTTAACAAGAATCTGTGATTATCTAATACAGTCACCTTATAGTTGGAATTTGCAGTTAATCCACCAATAGCGGTTCCATCAAAAGAATATACTACATTGTCACCATTTTTAAATGTATGATTTCTAGCATAGATGTAATTATCTGCAGTATTGATTCCAACGAAAGAGGAATATATATCTCTTTTCTTTAAAGGTGGCCATGCCTGAGAGTCAACAATAACTTTCTTACTTGAGAAGTCATCAGTCGAATCAGTAACAACAATTCTATCAATAACTGTTCTAATCATCTTAGAACGGAATGTGTGTTGTCTATTACCAGTTGCATTAAAATCAACTGTGTTAATTCCAACTCTAAAATCATTTAATGATGGATGAATCTGGAATTCTGTATCACTAACTTTTTTGAGGAAGTATGATCCTCCAGATGTTAGTCTATCTGTTCCAAATCCAACAGCAGTGCTACCAATACCAATTGGTGTTCCTGTAGCAATATAAGTAACTTCTTCTCCGTCTAAGAATCTATGACCATCAGAAATTGTAATCAAATCAGCATTGAAGTTGACATCAAAATCGTTGAATAACACTTCATATGTCAATCCTCTCATTCTTGCTTCTGCAGTCGCTTCTGTACCGTTACCACCACTAATAGTTACAACAGGAGTGTCTGTGTAGTTAAATCCTTTATTAGTAATAACGATATCTTCTATTTTTCCAGTAAAGTTACCGATTACTGATGCACCTGTTCCATTACTATCCGTTACAGAAATATCTGGTGGATTAACGACATCGTATCCAGTTCCTACGTTTAGGACGTTAACATGATCAATTTGTCCAAAGAAAATAGAATCTTCGCTGACTGGCGAATATAATTCCAAACCATTTAGAGCAACACCGATTGCTCCAGTAATTTCCTTGTATGATTTTCCTGGTTTTGGAGTTTTAAGAATTCTCTTGAAGTTATTTTGTGTAACTAAATTTTTTCCATAGATTGATGATGGAGTCAGTTTAAAGTTACCAATGTTGGAAGTACTGATACCAATAAATTGATTGTTACTTACATCAGCACGACTTACACTAAGATGAATATTATTGCTATCAATCTTATGTACAAAATATGTGGCTGTTGTTACTCCAATTGTCCCACTTATAGTCTCGTGGTATACACCTTCACCACTTAAAAATCCATGACTTAGAATGTTAATGCTGTTTTCACTATCATTCACATTAGAATTATCATATGTTTTAGATCTATCAGAAATTTCTACGCTGTCATAACCAGGAAGACCTGTAAAAGCAACATATGTGTTTTTGTCCTTGTCAACAAAAGTATTTTGAATATTTGATAAAGCACCTTCATCATTAAGATTAGTGCTAGCAAAGTCAAGTCGTTTTCTTATAACATACTCTTTGTTGATATCACTGACATCAGTTGCGAGTCCAAATTGAGTTCTACTAATAACTGAACTGACTCTCACATTTTCTAGGTCTACAACCCTTGTATCTTTAACTAATACATCTACTCGATCATCAACATGGAGATAATGATCAACTTCTGTAATAAAAGAATTTGTAGATATATTTCTTTCAATATTAGTGATTGTGACGTTATTGTAGAACCAAGAGTTAAATCTAGGATCGGTTTCTTCTAGTTTTTCACCAAGGTGCTTAATTGATAATCTATCTCCAACCGCAAATTGATTACTAGTATCACTATTCTTTGCTAAACCTACCAGAGTGCCCACAACACGCATCTGTACAGGTCTCTGAGTGTCATTCTCCTCATATCCATACAAGAAGGTACTATCGATGATAGAATCGCCTTGTGCGAGGGTTGGGGACAGTCCTACACAGTTAAAAAACTGATTAGCATTCTTGTATTCATAGGTAACTTCATTATATGTTCCTTCAGATCCTATATTGAAGAAACTGCCACTTTCTGGAAATCCTAATGTAGAATCTACAGTCAAAGTAGTGTCTGTAACTCCTATTCCAAGGACTTTAGTCTTTTTACTGGTGAGTATTGTATTCTCAACAGATCCTCTCGTGAAAAAGACTTTATAGAATCTCTTATTTTTTACAAATATTTCCTGAATGCGTGCAACTGTTGCCTTTGCTGTTGGAGTTGTAAAAGAGTCCTGTAAGACTGTTGTTGCTTCTAGTTTTCCTGGATCACCCTCGATGGGTTCAACAACAATAATATCAGATAAGGACCAATCAGAAGTTGACGCTTGAATTGTATTGACAAATGGTTTCTTTATTTCAACATACTTTCCAAACAGAACACTGAAGAGAATTTTTAGAGAAGAGTCAGTTCCCTTTGAACTATAAAAGTCTCTTGCTCTTGAGAGAATGTTATCGATATTGACATTCTGAAATTGTCTTTCCTCAAACCCAGGGAGAAATTGTGTTTTATATTTTCTGTAAAATTCTGCTAAAAATACTAGTCCAAGGTTGGTAAGAGTTGCTCCTGCATTATGGAATGATGCTTCACTAACATTAAAGTTTAAAAACTCACCACTACTAACGTCATCAATGCCAGAGAATCCTCTGATACATCCAGTAAATGCAAAATTAGTAGCGGTAGGGAAGGTTGCTCCATGAGATGGAATGACTGCAACAGTGTCAGTAAAATCAGAGTAGTTACCATGATTAATGACTTTTATTCCAGTAACTTCTCCACCTGAACTAATCTCTAACGTACCATTAAATCCATCACCAACAACTTTTCCACCAGAAACACTAACTGTATAGGTTTTATTAGGATCATAACTAACACCACCACTCTGGATATTGACAATAACACCAGTTGGATTTGCAATTGTAAGAGTTGGTTCTGATGTATATCCAGATCCACCAGAAAGTACAATATCAGTAACTTTACCATCAAATATGGTAGCAACCGCAGTTCCACCAGTTCCACCACCACCTTCTACGGTAATTATTGGTGCTGAAGAATATGCAGAACCACCATCATTGAGTGATGCTCTACCAGTCAATATACCATTCTTTATATTCGATGGAGAACAAACTGCGGTTGCTGCTACACCGGTAGAAATATTTGCAGTTGCATCTTTGGGAAGTGGATTTTCATCATTAAGATCAAATACATCACCAACTGAATTTTCTTCTTCGGAGATTGTAATAGTATTAGAATCTTTGACTTCATTGACGAAATAGACTTTACCCGCAACAACATTAGAGAATGCCTTGTCAAAAATGATAGTCTGTGCTCTAAATGAGTCTAAACCAATAGTGGATGTCAGTTTGATTGTATTTGCAGATGAGTCAAACTCAGCAACTTCCTGAGAAAAAGAACTTTTACCAGTATACGTAAAAATCTCATTTCCAACTTTTACAAGTCCATCTTTTGGAATAAATCCTACATGATTATCAACTTCAATAACGTCATCAATGTTTCCAACAAATTTAGTTAATTTTGGAGCAGTCTCAGAAAATTTGAGTTTTGTAAAACTATCAATTTCTCTTAAATCATCAATTTTCTCTGCAAGATCGACTGTTCCGTACTCATGTTCTTGAGACAGATAGTATTGCTCTAAAAATTCCTTAAACAGAGGATTTTCATCTAAAATGAATTCTGGAAGTTGATTTTCCAGAATATTAGAGATTTTTACTTTGTTATCTGCCATTTCTTATCGAGTGAATTTTCTGCTGCTGGTGAAA